GCTAGTTGTTGGGTTGAAAATTGTATACTTGTTCCTAATTCTTTATTAATTTCAACTAGGGTTTCTGTTAATCCTTTACTTGATAAAAATAAAGCATCTGAACCAAAAGAAGCAGCAGACATCCCTCTACTTAATTGCATTGCTTCTTTATTAGATATATTTAAGTTTTTAGCTAATGCCCCCGTATTTTCTTGGCTTCTAGCAAATCCTTTTGAAAGTGCAGAAGTTAAAGCACCTATAGCCTTTAATCCAATAGCTATAACAACCATAGGATCACTTAAAGCTTTTTTAACTTTATCTCCAACAAGTTCAAACCCTTTACCTAGTACTAAAGACTGTTTTGTGTTCGCATCAAGTCCTTCTTCTGAATCTTCTAATTCTTCAGCGTATTCTTGAAGTTCTTTATTTATATCATTAAATCCTATAGCTTGAGATAAAGCACCAAGACCTATTTTATTCATGGCTCCCTCAATGCTCTTAAGAATTCCACCTGAAATTCCTAGACTATTTTGGATATTTTTTTCTCTTTCTATCCTTTCATCAATAGCAATATTAAGACTATCTACTAATCCTAATTCTTTTTTTCTTCCCTCAATTGTGCCTTCTAATTCATTTTTAATAGATGCTTCTGCGGCTCTTATACTTTTTAATTCAGTTGTTGCCTTTTTATTTAAGCTTATTCCAGACTCTAATTCTTGTCTTCTTCTAGTAAGTTGATCTAAATTTTCTTTAAGGTCAGATTTTCTTTGTTCTGCTTGTTTTTTTAGTGTTTGTAATTCTTTTATGGAAAGTTTACCTATACCTTCTTGATCATATTTGATTTTTTGAGATATACTTTGTAATCCCCTAAGAGTTTTAGTGCTATCTTTTAATGCACTACCTTGATTTCTTATTTCATTAACAGTTTCGCGAAATGCACCTGCTAGATTTACAGCATCATTTTGGATTTCCTTAATTTCTGCTTTTAATCCAGATAAAGCTAACTTAGCTTCTTCAATTTCATTTTCTTGAAAAAGTTTAATAGGGCTTTGCCCTAATTGCCTTCTTAATTTGGCAATGTCCTCATTTAACTTATTAATTTCATCCATAGTAAACTATATGTTATAAATATTGCTACTTATAACTTGTTTTACCCTTGTAGTCTTGAGAAGCTTTCATAAATTCAGGGGTATTAACTGTACCATCAGGGTTAATAAGATTTTTACTTCCTGAAGTATTTTTGTTTTCAATAGTTTCTTTTTCTTTAGTATAGAATTTATCTATTTCAGAAAAAGTAAACTTCCTTAACCATATAGGCATATGGTAAATTGTGTCATAGTCATATCCACCTTTACCATGGAAGACTATTTCATGTATTTGTTTAAATAAATTTCTTCTTAATGAAGGAGCGCTATCAGAAGTCAGGCCAAAAAAAGCCTATCCCTATTGGGATAACTACCTCCTCTCCATCTTCAAACTGGTAGTTAAGATTAACATCAGGTTGAACTTGTCTAATATATTCTCTTAAAGATCTAGAATCTCTTGCTAATAAATAATTATCAACAAATTCTCTAATTGTTTTAGAATCATTATCTCCACCTACTGATGTAATAATATATTTTAATCTAGTAGTTAATTCTGAAGGTTCTTTATTAATTTTTTTAAGGCCTGCTAATTCTTTTTCAATTTTAGATTCTTCATGACCTGTTAATATTCTAAAAGTTATATTATTACCACTATGGGGCAATTCAAAAGGGAATGAATTTTCTCCTTTATTAATTAAGTTGGTATCAAATTCTTTATTTTCTATCTCAGTTAAATCAACAGTTCTTAATTCTTTACCATAATTAAACTTATATTCTTTTCCATACCCTAGAATACGAGTAGCAATTAATAATGCATTTTTATCTCCAATAATTAAATCTTTTATTTTAACATCAGAAGATACAACAACAGATTCTAATAATTTGTCTAATACTGTACCTTTTTGGATGTATGATTGGTTTGAAAGTATATCTTCTTCCTTAGCAGTCATATATTTAATTTCTACTTTACCGCTTGAAAGGGGATTATCTTCAGGATAAACTAATCCTTTAGATGGTAACTCAACTTCTTCGGTTGGGAATTTAAATTCGGCCATAATCTTTATTTAATTAAAACTTTTTTATCGTTAATAAATACTAAAAAGGAAAGTTCTTAAAACGGGTTAGTAATTATTTATTTATTTTATTTTCAAATTTATCAAATCTTGAATCTATTTGCCTATAAATTTCATCAATTTGATTTTGGTAATCTAATCGTAAATCATTAATATTATTATTAAAATCTTTACCGATTTCATCCATAGCTAAATAAGCATTATCTACAGATTGGTTAACATCTCTAACTTTGGTTTTCACCTTAAACACTCCTATCGAAGCATACCCTACTAAGAATACACCTACTGTGGATAGGACACCTAAAACAAATTCTAAATTTTCCATATCTTATTATTTTTAAATGTCAAAGAACTATTCCTTTTAGTATTGACGTTCAATATAAAAAAAAGCTTGACCGAAGCCAAGCAATTTTTTGAGGTATGAGGGTTGGGTAAATTTTTAGAAATTCAATACACAGTAATCTGGTTGAACTGTCATTGTAAGTTCTTGAGCAGCGTTTTCAGTATCCCAATTGAAATCTCCAAATGAAGCTTCTGTAATTAAAGCACCTTTTATAATCCATTCTGATACAATATCCCCTACAGGTCCTAATACATTTACAGTTAAGTCTTTCTTGTAGAAATCACTATAACCATCACGACCAGTTACTGATTCGTGGTGTAAACGTACCCATTCCATTACTGCTTGAGCACCAGAAGGAGTAATAGGATCAAATAATGTGAATTGGATAGTACCCCAAGTTGTTTTACCTTTTACAAAACGTTGAACGTTAATATGATTTAAAGGTACTGTTCCTTGTGATACAGTTACGGCTCCGACACCCTTCATAATGTACGAAGGAAATCCATCAATATAAAGAATAAATCTATTCTTTTGTTTTGGCTCAAATGCCGTGTAAAATATTTCGTTAGGATCTAATACTGCCATTTTATATTTTTATTTTATTATAAATATTCTATTTTTGTGTTTTTATTCAGGAAATACTGCTCCTGTTGGTAATACATTAAAATCTAGCATAATAAATTCTGCTGTTCTAGTTGGTTGTAAATAAATTTGTCCTACTAGTTGATTTCTATCAATTACATCTGGAGTATTATTAGTATCATCCATTACTACTTTAAACGCGTACAATCCTTGTCTTTGTTGTACTGATTCTAAGTACGGATTAACTTGACCTAAGAATATATTTCTTGTAGCAATTGTATTTTGTTCAAATACTAAATTATCAGCTACTTGAGAAATAAAGCTCTTAAGTTGAATTAATAATCTACGCACATTTACACGATCTAATGCACTAGCTCTTTTCTGTAGTGTTTTCTGACCAAATACAACAACTCCAGTTCCTGGGAATGTAGCAATTGGGTTAATATTAGCTTCGTATAATGAATCTCTATTTGTAGTAGTTAATTTTCTTTCTGCTTTTGTTACATTTCCAAGAGCTCCTCTTGTTAATCCCGCAGGTGCAAACCATGCGTCACTTGAAGCGTCTGTAAATGCATATACTCCAGGAATCATAGTTGAAGCAGGTACCCAAACAACTTGTCCTGTATTTGGATCAATTGTTTGTAACCATGGCCAATAAGTAGCAGCATATGAACTATCAAATGACGTAGCATTATCAATCATAGTACCTATATTAGTTCCATATCCATCTAAATCAATAACAGCTATACAATCTTGACGGGCATCTGCTGTACTGACTAATAGAGTAGTTGCAGTAGCATGATCTGAATGGTTTAATCCTGGGGCTGTTAGTAAATTAAATTTATAATCATCCTTATTATTTAATAATTGGATAGAGGATGTATAATCTAATTGTCCTAAACCTTGGATATTACTATCAATTTGATCGTAAAATTTAGCGTTAGAACCAAATAATTTACCTTCAGCACCAGTAAATGATCCTGAGGAAATTAAAGGTAAACTTGAAGTAAATTCAGATTTTGCATTCCCCGCATTGTCAAAATAGTCTGGGGTTTTATAATTTACAGTAGATACTCTTACATATTTACTTTTATTATTATATTCGCCTTGGGAACGTACATATGAATCTAAACCATCTACTTCTACTGAATAGCTTGTATTACCAATTACTTTTTCTATATAATTTGGGGATTTTGGATCTAACGATAAGTTAGTCCAAGATTCTAAAATTGATTTGTTTCTATGGCTGTCATTACCTCTACGTACTAATAAACTAAATGTTCCTGATCCTGTATTGCTAGAAACAATTTCCCATCTTACATTATCACTTGACCCATTAGCTAAGGCTCCATTTCCTACTTCTGAACCTGAATTATTCATGATTTCACCTTCAGATAGGGTAGTTAATTGAAAAGGAATTCCATTAATAACATCTCCAGCTCCTAATGCCGCGTATCTTAATCCCGACGAATTTCCTACTGAGGCTCCATTTACTGATAATTCTTCGCCAACTGCAAAATTATTTCCACCATTAGTTATTGTAGTAGATGAAACTTCTGTAAATAAATTAGCGGCTTCAACAGTAAAGATTAAAGCATCCGTAGAACCTATAGCTTCTGTTGGTATAGTAATAGTTTCTCCAGCAATGTACCCACTACCTGTTGTTGTACAATTAATTGCGTCAACTACACCAGAAGTAACATCTATAGTAAATTCTGCTCCACTACCATTTGAGGAAGTTATATTTGAGATAGGACCAAAATTTCCGGTAAAACCACCAACAGCATCTGTAGTGTTTTGAACAATATTATCAATATAGGCAGAGCTAGTTAATAATTTTCCATTACTAGTATCAGTTGTAATACTTAATGTAGCGTCTGTTCCGTTTAATGATCCTGTTGCTATAACTTCATAGGTACCTGGGGTACCCCCTTCACCTCCTGAGGATAAAGTTAAGATGGAATCAGTATCTATTACACCACTCTCAGCATTATTATATATTTTATGAGAAGTTGCACCACTAAATGATCCAGATTTTACTCTAGTTACTAATAACGAATCTCCTCCTTGGGAAAAATAGTTATTAGCTGAAATTGAAGTCAAGTAAGTATATTCTGAAGAGCCACTTGTGATGGCTCCACCAAAAACTGCTTGATATTCACTAAACGAAGTTACCAATGTAGGAATGCCTACAGGGCCTTTAGCAGCTGGTCCTAGGATAGCAGCTCCTGCTTCTACGGGTTGGCCTTGAATAAAAGATTGGTCGTTTTCTCGAGCCAATACGCCAGGTGAAATTAATGTTTCTGCCATTTTATATGTTTAATTTAATTTTATTTTGTTATAAATATTAAAAAATTTTTTAAAGAACTAAGAAGGAATTAAATTAGGTGAAGTTTCAAAATCTGTTGAAGTAACTTCTCCAGTGTTTAAATTTATTTTACCATCTCCATACTTTTTAGATAATTGATCGCCTAATTCACTTTGTGATAATGCTAGTTCTCTATAACGATCAATTAGACTTGTTTTTTGTAATTCTAATTCTCCAAGGGTAAAAATAACATCATTACTTGCCTGTTGATTAGATTTTAATTCTTGCAACTCTTCTTTAGATAACTTCATTTATTTTTATTTTATAATAAATATATATAAGTTTATTTAAATTTTAATAGATTCGATAAAATATTAAAAACTTTTTGAGGTGTGATAGATTTTTGGCAAATATGTTGGAGTGGGGTATTTTCGTTTTTAGGACACCACTCCCAATTTCCCCTATCAAATTGGTAATTACTGTTTACCCAACAATTGTTACATACAGAATAATTTTCTACTTTAGTTAGACCCTGAGTAAATTCATACCCATAAGGTAAAAAATTATTTACCATTAAAGTAGGTTTATTCATAGCCCAATTAAACCAAGATATACCTGAACCTAACCCTATAAAATATTCTGCATGGTATAAATAATTAAAGGTATTATTCCACGATAATTTAGGTTTATTTATTATGTTTTTTTTATTATGGTCCTCATAAGATATATCTACTACTTTATATCCTTTATTATTTAACATTCTAGCTAATTCTTCCCAATAGTTGTATGGCCATTCTTTTAAACCTGATGTGGAATGGGGAGCGATACATATGTATTTAGATTTAATAGGTTTTTTACCAGGGGTAAAATCAACACCATAATTTACTTCTTTATAAGGTATATTTAAAATATCAGTAGCAGTCTGGATTAAAGGAATTGTATTTGGTTTAGTCGGGTGATAGTTTCCTTCATCCCATTTATCATCTAGGATATACCATCCTATTTGATAGCAAGCATAATATTTTCCATTTGTATTAGGTTCTACAAAGTTAATGTTTTTATAATTTGAAAGATTTTTAAACCAAGAATTATGAAAGGTAGATAGAGTAACTTTACAATTATACCTTCGGGCAAATTCAACTGCTTGGGGGGCCCATGCTAGTGTATCTCCTATAGATTTAGAATCTAATACAATTTTAATATGTTTATCTTTTATATCCCACTTATGTACAATTTTACCATTAACTTTAATATCCCAAGGAATATACCATCTTTTAGAACATTTAGTCCACATATTATTTTCTATAGTAGAGGAAAATTCTACTTTATTACTTTCAGAATTAATAAATTCTACAAAATAATCTTTTTTTTTATTTCCTATTACTTCAACTTTAGGGCCATAGTTAAAAGAAATCTCTATTTTATTTTTCATCTAATAAAGAATTATAAAAATTAATATGGTTTTTAGCAAAATTACGAACATTGTTTCCAATATCATAGTCATTATATTTAAGTGGGGAATGGATGGTATCTATTAAATTGGTGTAATCGGTATTTTGGTTTCCTGTTAATGGGATAATAAATGGGACATATTCTTCTCCATAATGGTCTAAATCAAAAGCCATTATTTTAATATTATTAGAAATAGCTTCTTTTAAAACAATAGGATTACATTCCCAAGTTGAAGTAAATAACATTAAATCTGACATTTTCATATAATAATCAGTATCTGCTTGTTCACCATGAATAAACACATTAGGGGGTAAACCTTCCTCCATTATAGGTTCCCAATAATGAGAGAAGTTAGGTGCTTGATTTCCTACAAAATGAAAAATATAAGTCCAACGATATTTTTCCCATAATTGTTTGGCTAATTTTACAGCATACCCCTGATTTTTACCTGGAGTCCATAGTCCTACGTTTACAATATGGAATTCACCTTTAGTTAACCATCCTCTAGATGATAATATTTCTTCTTTAGATTCATAAGGAGAGATAGATGGGTCAATTGGGAAAGTTATTAGTGACTTTGGTGTTTTTTTATTTTTAAAAGTTGTATCAATATGATGAGGCGTTACGCATGCATACCCATCAGGTTCATAAACTTTACTTTCATCAGGATTAAAGAAAATATTGTGACAAGTCTCAACTACTTTCCACGGATGTTTTTTCTTATATAATTCTTTTTGAATATCAATATTAAATTCATTTCCACCGTCAAACCCTTCTGGGATCTCTTCAATATGAATTATATCTATTTTATTTTTTTTACAATAATCTACAATACCTTTTTGTTGTTCTAAATCCCCATTATAGGAAGTAAAGTTATCTCCTACTAATTTTTGGATTTGTGTTTTTTGGACAATATAGTCGGGGCTTAGGTTTTTCCATTCTATAACATGGATCTCCCAATCCGTATATTGCTGTAGTGCTTGAATACGTTTTAGTAGGAATGCTGGCATTCCCCCTGTACTTAAATGTGGTGCTATAAATAAAACTTTCATTAAACTATAATATAAAAACTTTAATTTAAATTATCACGGAATATCATTAATATTTCCTGTAGTTTCTGTTGAAATTGTAATTTTAGATTTAGAATTTAATTTTTTAATTGCATTTAAATCTTTTTGCATTACATCGGGTACGATATAACCCCTTAAGTTAATATCAAAATTACTTTTAACTAATCTATCCTGACCTGCAGTAATTTCAGCAGCAGTAGAAAAGGAATTTACTCTAGCATTAAATTTAAATCTTTCAGGGTTACCCCAATATGAATCTGAAGCGTATTCTACTGATTCAATTATTTTATTTAGTTGTTCCATATAATAAGTTTGAACAATACAACTATATGTAATATCTAGATAATCAGGGACTACTACAGTATTAAATTGTTTAGTAGGAACTCTATTATTTAGTAAATTAAAATTATTATATATATTTTTTGGGTTGAAATCCTTTTGGAAGGTACCATATAAATTAGGGGAATTAGAATCTAATTTATTGT